ACGCATGTCGCGCAGAAACTTCCGGGGTTGCTCAAAGTCCTTGACGACGCGGGAATGAGTTGCAGGGGTTCCGGCCATGGGGACTAAGGCTCCTTTCGGAAGTTGATGCGGCGGCTAGAGGTGGGGCACGAGAGACAGCAGGAGAGGACGAGTCCTCTCGGGCTGACTACTTGCGCCGTGCGGCAGCGCGCCGCTCTTTCTTGGTTTCCTTGCGCTTGTGATGACCCATGATGTTTCTCCTTCCGCACGAACCGAAGTGGGTGCGATTAGGAGAATGGTAGCGCAGAGAGAAGGAGAATTGGGGGGTGCGTAATAACACCAAGGCTAAGCAAGGGAGGCGATTAGTATATGTTCTGGATAAAAGTCCTGCCTGAGTGTAGCCCTCCGTGACGGAATCGGCACATCGGAATCCCAAACTCAGCTAGGGTTCCGTTCCGTATCCACGTATGAACGGTCTGCGGACGGCGGCCCATCATGCGCGAGAATTCCTCGACGGTCAGCCAATGTGCGCGCCACGCGCAAGAGGGAACAGAACGGGCAGATGAAGCATGGTCAGACTCGGAATTGGACTTTACCAGCGTAGCCGTTGTTGCCATCTGCTTATCCTTCTTTCTCATTTGCGGCCGCTTCGGACTTTAGCCAGCGCAGCCAGCGCTTGCGAGGTCTCTTGTTCCTTGGCGATTCCCTCGGGATCTGGGTAGCCGAGGGTGCGCAGGCCCCGCTCCGGCCCGACCACGCCGGCCTTCATCAAGTCTGGAGTAATCTTCCGGACTATCGCCTCAGACAACGGCCGAACCGAAGCGTCGTCGAGCGCGAGGTCGTAAGTCGAAGGATCAATCTGCCCATTCCACGCCGCGAGGGTGATCCCCTCGGGTCCGCGATAAGGCAGGGTGGTCTTCTGCTGGTACTTGCACATCGAGTCGAAGAAGAACTCACCGACCGACTGCGCCGTCTCAGAAAGGAATCGGCCGGCGAGCTGGAGCAGGCCGGAGGACTGAAGAACTGCCGAGTCGAACAAATCGGTCGAAACATTACCGGCGCCGGGGTCGCCCTGGCGCGAGGAGGAGAATCCAAGCACGTCATTCTGCATGGAGAACAATTTGTCCACCGCTTGGAGTGCACCAGCGCCGATAGCGGTCGGCGTAATCGGCTGCGGCGGTCTGCTCCCTGGCTTGATTGTGACCACCTCGCCGGGTAGCCCACCAAACCCGTCGATGTCAATCCCGGTGTTCTCGTCGATCACCCACAGCGCGTTGTTCATGCGCAAGCCGTTCTCAAAGGTCTGCGACATGAACCTCTGACCGAGGCGTTGCATGTTCTCGGTCATCCGGGTCACGGGGATTCCCCATGGACCGAACAAAGGCGGCAGAACGTAGTTGGGGAATAGTGGGAAACGCGGAGCAGAGATGTCGCGGCGGATCGGATACGGATTGTCGCCGTCCTGGAGAATTACCCCCTCGCACTCGACGAGCCAGCGCCCACGGGGATACTTGAGGCGAACTTCCGGGTCGATGATGGAAGTGGTGGGAACATCTTCCTTCTCGACCGTCTCGCGGGTGTAATCGCGGCAGAAGCAGTGGCGGACAAGCACACGCCATTCGGAGGCCTGCGTTTTGGAATTCTGGCCGGAGAGGCCCGGCATCGAGGACATCGGACCCTGGGGCTGGGAGATCCCGTAGCCGGAGTCGCCGGAAAATGGCTGGAACCCGCCGGAGGTATGCCGCGGAGATATCGCTCGCGAAGTCTCCGGCCATTTCAGCCGAACATCCTCCAGATTCATCCACGTTCCCCAGCCGGCGTAAGAAGGGTTCCAAGTGTAATCCGTGCCTGGGTCAAAGAAAACAAGGCGAGGATCGATCGACCTGGCCCACATGCCGCCACGGGCTCGACTGAGATCTGGATCAAACCCAGCAACGATCCACCCGGCGCCGCAGTAGCGCGCGGTCAGGCCCGCCATGAGAAGGTGCAAATTCATTTTGGAGATTTGCCACTGGGCCTGGAGGGAAACTTCACGAGCTATATCGCGCGCGGTAGCGGGGGCCAGGGAGGAATCGGCCTGCTGCGCACCGGAGTAAGAGGGATCGGTCGAACCGGCTGACGGGAAGATGTACATGCGTGGCGAGAGGTTCGAGACCTGATTGGCCTCCTCCAGCATGATCCGCTGTAACATCGGAATGGAGAGAGAGGGCCGGTAAACCGGGCCAGGGGTCATCGCGTCAGTAAGATTGTAGAGGTCTTCGGCATTCTTGGCGAAGGTCTCGCCGAGGGCCTTGTTGCGCGCCGAGTCGGATGCTTCGACCCACTCTTGGATGTGCCGGGCACGAGGGTCGATGGACTCTTGTTTCGCTGACTTCCTGTTCGCGCCAATGAAGACCAAATTTGACATCTAACCCTCAGCCTTGCTGCAATATATCGTAGCATCACGCCCGTTTGCGCGCACGCTTGGATTGAGACTTCTTCACTGCGCTGTTTGCTCCCCTGATCGCGCGGGCATCGTCGCCGGTTCGTTCAAGAATAGAGTTGGCCACTTTCGACCACTGGCGCTTGCGCTTCGGTGACTTGACGGAGCGATTGTGTTTGGCGGCCTCTCGCGGAGTCCAGGGCATCGAGGCTACCTCCGCGTCGCGGCCGCTGTCCGGGTCGCCGTCCGCTTGGGAGTGCGCTTCACGGGAGTTTTTGCAACTGCCGCTGCCGCTGTCGCTGCCGCTGCCCGATCCGCTTCGGCCTTTTGCTGAAAGCTGCGATTGGCCGCTCGCACCTGGTCGTCATGCCAAGAAGGATCATCCCTGGAACCCATACCAGGCTGGTTCAACCGATTATAGAGATTGCGCGCCCCGCGCTTGAAATTGTCTATCCCTGAAACCAGATCGGAATCGGCCACGGTTAGCCTCGTTTCTTGGCTGCGCGCTTGCCTGGCTTCTTCTCAGAAGCGCGAACGGCCTTGCGTAGAAAAGCAGTAGAATGAGACTTCGCCTCGTACTCCGGTGTTTCGTCTTTTTCAGCCATGCCACGTTCTTGACTCTTCTTCATCTACGGCCTCCGATTCTGGAACGGCGGCGACGGGACGAGCCGCGGTGGGGTGTGCGAGCAGAGTGGGCAGCGGGGGCAGAGTCAGACTCGCCCCCCGCACCGGCTGTGCCGAGTTGCCCATCCCGTGAAGGGGTTCTTTTCTTGGAAGATTTTATCGAGCCACCGCCACCGAGCGCTTCGTCAGCGTGGCCCAGCGCCTCTTCTTTGGTCGAAGCGACGCGCTTGATCTCACGGCCAGGCTCGCCCTTCTTGGAAGAACGCTGATGCCAGCGGACTACATGACCGTTGTCGGCAGGGGAGATGGTTACCTCGGGAGGAGACTGATCCGGAGAATCGTAATCATCCACGGCGACGACTCCTTTGCTTGGCTCCCTTGCGAATGGAAGACGAGACACGATGAGGGGTGTCGCAGGGGACGCCGCCAGAGCGCCCTGGGGGACGCGCCTCGGCAGATCGGAATTCCTTCCTGGGGTTCTCGGGGAGGTCGGAAGAGAAGCGGGCGGGAGCCGTGGTCGAGTATTTGGGTCGCACACTGGCAGACATTGGCGGAACCTCCGAGCGAGAGACGGTGCTAGGGGAAGGATAGTGCTTGGAAGAGAAAAAAGGGACTGAATGCCATAACACCAAAGCAATTTGACAAAATGGAAAGTTTGCAATAAACTCCCCTCATGCGTTTCATCAGTTTATTCAGCGGCATCGAGGCCGCATCAGTTGCCTGGCTACCACTTGGTTGGACCTGCGCGGCAGTCGCTGAGATCGACAAGTTCCCTTGCGCCGTCTTGAAGCACCACTATCCTGATGTTCCAAATTTAGGAAATGTCTGCGGAATTACGCGCGAACGACTCGTCGAAGTCGGCTCCGTGGACGCCATCGTGTTCGGATTTCCATGCCAGGATCTCAGCGTGGCCGGCAAGCGTGCCGGATTGAAAGGGGCAAGAAGTGGACTCTTCTTTGAAGCTATGCGAATCGTTGAAATCTGCCGGGAACTCTGGGGAACCCGCTGGACCATCGCAGAAAACGTCCCAGGTCTCTTCTCTTCCAACTCCGGACTTGACTTTGCGGCGGTGGTTGGAGAAATGGTCGGAGCCAAGTTTGCTGTACCAAAAGCGAAATGGCAAAACACCGGAGTGGCTCTTGGACCCCGAGGACTCGTCGAATGGGCAGTTTTGGACGCACAGTGGTTCGGAGTTCCGCAGCGGCGCCGTCGCGTCTTCCTTGTCCGAGATTCTGGAGACTGGCGTAGTAGACCGCCGGTTCTTTCTTTCCCCGAAAGCCTGCAAGGGCATACTCCGCCGAGCAGAGAAAAGAGGGAAAGCGCTCCCACCATCCCTTCGCGACGCATTGCTGGCGGTGGCTACGGGGCCGGGACCCGTAGCCTCGAAACCGACTTCGACTGCGACGGCGGACTCGTCGCCACAGCCTTCGGCGGCAATACTGGCGGACCTATTGACGTAGCCACGGCCTACAACGCGCACGGCGGCCGGTTAGACTTCGAGAGCGAGACTTTCATCACCGGGTGTTTGAACGCCAACGGAAAAGCCGCCGGATCAGCGACACAACAAAACGCTGAAACGGGGATGCTGGTAACCCACTCCCTCCGCGCCGATGGGTTCGACGCAAGCGAAGACGGAACGGGACGGGGGACGCCGCTGGTGCCGGTGGCTGCGCACATGACCGGCGCCGGATTCTGGCAGGAAGGGTTCGGCACACTGCGGGCGCGG